GAACGCGCAGCTGCCGGCGCTGACCAGCGTTGGCGGCGGGCTCGACATCAGCGCTGAGAACGCGCAGCTGCCGGCGCTGACCAGCGTTGGCGGCGGGCTCTACATCCGCGCTGACGCCAACCTCACAGCCCCGAACTTGCGCGCCATCGCCGGCCACGAATTGCCGGATGCCGCGACTGCGGAGCAGCGCATCCGTGACGTTGCGAATGCTGCGTTGGTTTCGGACTCGGCGCTCGACATGGCCACGTGGCACCGCTGCGCCACGACGCACTGCATCGCGGGCTGGGCGGTCCACTTGGCCGGGCCTGAGGGGTACAAGCTCGAAAAATCTCTCGTCGATCTGGGCGGCGCCGGCACGGCGGGCGCGATCCTGCTTGGTGTTGAGGCGGCGTCGAAATTCCGCATTAGCGACGACGCGGCGCGTAACTGGCTGCGCAGCAAGCTGGCGGGTGCGCAATGAGCGCGTCTGCTGTGCGCGGCGCCCCAGCGATCGAAACGCTGGGCCCGCTTACCCTGACCCGCCGCCGCGACGGCCCGTGGCTCGCGATCCGCCACGGCGACACGGCGGAGATCACGTCGCTCGTGATCGCTGGCGATCCGCGCGCGCCGAAGCTTTGGCGCCGCATCGATGCCGACCAGCCCGTCGAGACCGGCAACATCGAAACGGCGCGCCTGACGCCGCTTTCAGATTTCGCGGTGCTCTGCTCGCTTTATCCGCACAGCCGCGTCCTGTCGGTGTGGATGGGTGGTATCTCGCGCGCCAAGCGCTTCGGCCACACCGCTGGCGGTCATTGGCCGTGGGAAGGCGCGCGCTGCGACCGCATCAAGGTGCCGCGCAATCTGTGGGATTTGGTCGCTGCGGCGGCGAAAGATTGCAACACGATTGGCCCCGCGCCGGCGCGCCTGATCTCCGAAGACGATCTGCACGACCTCACAGTCGGGGCGGTGCGCGGTGGCTGATCCGTTCGCCCCTTCGGTCATCGATTCGATCGACCACATGCATGCGAAGTCGCGCGCGTTGACGAACGCACTTGCTGAGCTGAAGGTAACGGCTGGCGCTCGCGATGTCGGCGCCACGATCACCGCAGCGAGCGAAGTCAGCGCGGCGCTTCAATCGCTGGAGGATGCGGCCAGCGGCTTCATGAGCGCGTTGAAGGCGTCGAAGGATGCCTGAGCTGCGCCGCCCCACCGACCGCAATGTTGCATGGGCCAGCTGGCGTGCGCGCATCGAAGGCCGCGCCGCTGATCAGCCGATCACGTCGGTTGCGGAATGCGGTTGGTATCGCGCGAAGCGTCACGGCCAACACGTCGCGGTGCAGATCGATCTTGTTCAAGAGGTCGATCCTGACACCGGCGAACTGACGGCGCCGGAATCGTTCGTCGCGTTCGTCGGGGCCGACACGTTCTACGAGCAATCGAAGATCGAAGAAATCTGGCTGCGCTGCGGCGGCAGCCCAATCACCGAAGCGGAAGCGGAGCGGCTGCTGAAGATGCCAGCGGTCAGCGATCTATCGCGCCAAGTCATTGTTTGAGGGGAGCTTCGCATGAAGTTGGACGCACAATTCACGCAAGGAAGCGGCGCGAAGCCGCTGATCAGGACGCACATCGGCAAGCATGCCAACTGGCTAACTTTTTTCGCCCAAGATGCGAGCGGAAACGAAGCCGAGATCACGCTGTTCTGTGCTGACGCGTCAGAAGTCGGCGTCGTTCTTAAGCAAATACTCGACGCGACCGCCGAGGCGATGACGAAGCTCGCGGTGGCCGAAGCGACGCTTAGGGCGGAGGACGCTGCGATGGCGCCGGTGAACGCCGATGAAGAGGAGCCGTTCTGATGGCGCCCCTCGACAGCGCCCCGCGCGCCAACGATCCGGACCCGTTCGCCGCCGCGCGCGCCGACATCGATCAGCGCCTTGGCGCGTTTCTGGAAGGCGCCGATGTTTGGGCGCAGCGCAGCGAACTGAACGAGGACACCGCCTGGCGCGCCAATGACTTCATCGCCGGTGCGAAGAAGCTGCTGAAAGACGCAGAGGACGCGCGCAAGGCCGAGAAGAAACCGCACATGGATGCGGCCAAGGAAGTCGACCGCACCTGGGATGCGATCAAGACTCGCATCGAAAAGGTGATCGGTGTCGTCACGCCGCTGCTGGCCGCGCATCTGCGGAAGAAAGAGGAAGAGCGGCGCGCGCGCGAAGAGGAAGCCCGGCGCAAGGCGCGCGAGGCCGAGGAAGCGGCGCGTCTGGCTGCGGCCGACGCCGCCGCAGCGCAAAGCGCGCAGGCTCGCATTGAGGCTGAGGCCCGCGCCGAGGCCGAAGCGCAACGCGCCAAGGAAGCAGAAGCCGAAGCGGCCCGCGCGCGTGAGCCGGTGCGCGTCGAAAGCTCCACCGGCCTCACGCAGCGCAAGGGCCTGCGCACGATCCGCACGCCGGTGATCGTGTCGCTGCCGCAGGCGCTGTCGCACTACCGCGCTGAGCCTGAGCTGCAGGCGCTGATCCTGAAGCTTGCGGCACGCGATCTGCGCGAAGCGCCGACGCGCCGTGGCGAAAAGCAAATCCCGACAATCCCCGGCATCAGCTGGAACGAAGAGAAGGCCCTCTAAACCATGAACGCTCCCGCACGCGTAATTGATGTCGACCATGAAACCGGTGGTGAAATCGAAGTCTCGATGGATCAACTCGGCGTCAGCGCCGCCGAGGTCAATCAGCAGATCGCGACGGCGAAGAAATTCCCGCGCTCGCTGCAGCGCTTTCGCCAATCGCTGCTGAGCCAGGTCACGCTGTCGGAACAGATCGCGCAATCGTGCCTCTACGCGCTGCCGCGTGGCGGCAAGAAGATTGAAGGGCCGTCGATCCGGTTCGCTGAGATCGCGATGGGTTGCTGGGGCAATTGCCGCGCCACCGCGCGCATCGTCGCCGAAACCGACAACTTCATCGTTGCGCAAGGCATCTTCATCGACCTCGAACGCAACGTCGCGGTCGGCATCGAAGTGAACCGGCGCATCGTCGACAGCAAAGGCAAGCGCTACGACGTCGACATGATCGGCGTCACCGGTGCGGCGGCGTCATCGATCGCGCTGCGCAACGCCATTCTGCGTGGCATTCCGCGCGCGCTGTTCGAGGAAGGCTACATCGCCGCCAAGCAAACCGTGCAAGGCACGATGGCGACCCTCGCTGACCGCCGCAATCGCATGCTGGAGGCCTTCAAGCCGTACAACGTCACGCAGGGCCAGATCCTGGAAGTCCTCGGCAAAGAGGGGCTGGTCGAGATCGGGCTCCAAGAGCTTTCGACGATGGCGGGTTATTTGACCGCGATCCAGCAGGAAGAGCGCGATCCGGAATCCATCTTTCCGCCGGCGCGCAAGGCGGCCGACCGGCAGGCCGCACCGAAGCCGCAGCAGCAGCAGACGTCAACTGTTTCAAAAAAGGAAACGGTTCAAACCACTTCCCCAAGCGGCGGGGAGTCCGCAGGCGCCGACGCGCCGAAGGCTGATGGCGGTGACGGGGGACAAGGCCAAGCCCCGCCTGCGGACACTTCTTCCACCGGCGCGAAGCCGTCCCAGCTCGAGGACTCCATCGCGTCGGCTTTGATCGACTGCAACACGCTGCGCGACGTCGCCAGCGTCGAGCAGATGTTTGCGCAAGACATCGCGAACGTGAGCGCTGACGAGCAGGCGCGCATCGAACGCCAGTTCGCTGACGTGCGCGAAGCGATGTCGACGCGCGTCGATGACGACAGCTTCCCGGGAGATCGCTGATGCGCGTCGTTTCCGCGACCCTGTTCGAAAGCACGAACGGCTTGCGCTACGAGCGCGCCATCGACGCTCTGTCCGATGACTTGAGCCGCGTCGGCGCGCTGGACGGCCTCTACTCCAACATTCGCAACGGCGCGCTTTACGCATCGCCGGCGCGGCGGGGTGCTGCGTGCGACGAGGCTGACAAAGCGATCGACGCCGCGTTCGACACGTTGCGCCGCTACCGCGCCATCGTCGCGCAAATCCGGGAGCTTAAGTCGTGACGCAGGCTTATCCTCTCGCATGGCCGGAGGGCTGGCCGCGCACGCCATCCCATCGCCAGGGCCGCTCACGCTTCAAGGTCACGCCTGACCGCGCCCGCCGCAATCTGCTGGATCAAATCCGCATGCTCGGCGCCAAGCTTGCCGTCATTTCGTCGAATGTGCCGATCCGTCAGGACGGCCAGCCGTACGCCGATGCGGCGCGCCGCGTGATCTATGACGCTGGCGTCGCTGTTTACTTCCAGCTCGACGGCAAGCCGATGGCGATGGCTTGCGACCTCTACCAGACGCCGCACGAAAACATGCACTCGCTGGGCCATGCCATCGAGCATCTTCGCGGGCTCGATCGACACGGCGGCGGACACATGATCGAGCGCGCCTTTACAGGCTTCTCCGCGCTCCCGCCGCCGTCGTCATCGGCTCCGATGCGCGCGTGGCCCGAAGTGCTTGGCGTCTCAGCGAACGCGACACGCGCCGAAGTCGAAGCCGCCTACCGCGAACAAGCGAAGCGCGCGCATCCCGATGCGCCGACCGGCTCGCACGAGCGCATGACCGAATTGAACACCGCGCGCGATGCCGCGCTGAATGCGAGGGGCCAATGACCTACGAAGATTACGACGACTATCAGCCGGCGCACCGCGCCCGTGTAGCGAAGCCGATCTTTTACCAGATCGTCGATGCGAAAATCTCCGGCCGTCAACAGACCGTCGCGGTGTCGAAGGATCACACGATTGCGCTGACGGGCTGCGATGGGCCGCTGACGCCGGTTCAGGCCGCTGCGGCGCGCACGCTCCTGGATGATGCGCTGGCGTTCGTGGCGAGCCGTGAAGGCGGCGGGCCGGTCGATGCGCTGAAGACCAACAAAGCGACGGAGGCGGCGTGATGCGGTTCTTGGCCTGCATGTTCAACCCGTGGGATCGGCGCACGTACACCTACACCTACGACGGCGACGAGCCGATTGTCGAAGGCGAAACGCGCGCCGAGGTCGAGACGAAGAACGGGCTTGTGCCCGTCACCATCGAAACCGTGCGCAACGAACGCCCCGGCGGAATCCCTGCGCACGTCGAACTAAAACCGATTGTGCGGCTGCTGCCGCGCGATGCGGAAGGCGCAGTCTGATGGGAAAGACCGCCATCGAGTGGACGGATTACAGCTGGAATCCGATCCGCGCCCGCAACGCCGAGACGGGCCAGCGCGGCTGGTTCTGCGTCCACGCCAGCGACGGCTGCAAGCTCTGCTATGCGGAGCGGATGAACCTTCGCCTCGGCAACGGCGTCGAGTTCAAGGCGCAGAACGAAGCGCAGGTCGAAATCTATCTCGACGAAAAGGCGCTGCTGGAGCCGATGCGCTGGAAGAAGCCGCGCGTGATCTTCGTCTGCTCGATGACGGATATAGGCGCGGCGTTCGTCACGAATCACATGCTGCATCGGATCTTCGCCGTCATGGCGCTGTGCCCGCAGCACACGTTTATCGTGCTCACAAAACGCCCCGCGCGGCTGAATGTCTGGCTTAGCCAATGGCGAGGCCGGCGCTTCGTTGCTGCGATTGTGGACGACGAGACCAACCGCGTCGTGGATTTCCCGCTGCCCAACGTGTGGCTGGGTGTGTCGATCGAGGATCGCAAGAACGGCCTGGTGCGTGGGCCTGAGCTGGCGATGACGCCGGCGGCTGTGCGCGTGTGGAGCATTGAGCCGCTGCTGAGCGACTTGGGCGACATGACGCAGCTGGGCTTGTTCGACACGCTCGACGGTCAGCGCAAGGCCGTCGACTGGGTCATCGTCGGCGGTGAGAGCGGCAAGGGCGCGCGACCGATGCATCCGGATTGGGTGCGTTCGATCCGCGATCAGTGCGCGAAGGCAGGCGTCGCATTTTTCTTCAAGCAATGGGGTGAACGCGCACCCATCACGATACCTAAGTCGGCATGGAGCGGTGAGTTACCGATTGCGTGGCCAAAGGGGCGGCTCGGGGCCCATCCCTGGCCCGATCATGATCAGAACTGCGTCGTGATGCGCCGCGTCGGCAAGGGCGCAGCCGGGCGCTTGCTTGACGGCCGCGAACACAACGACCGCCCGCCGACGCAAGCCGAGCGGAGCGCCGCATGACGTTCGGAGACGAGGGCCTGGACGAACCTCTGGTCGCGGCGTGGGAAACGCTGCCTACGGAGACGCGCGCCCAGATCCGGTGGGCGGTGGAAAACCACACGCGCACCGGCGCCACCGTCAACCTGCCTAACGTCAGCACGCCGCTCGGCTGGGCCGTGCATTCGAAGTTCGTCACCGGCTTAGGCGGCGCGATGGTCGCCGCGGTCAAGTGGCGTGAAGAGGGGGCCAAGTGCGCACGATGACCCAGCTCCAACGTTTCGCGCTGCTGCTGTTCATCGGCGGCGAGCTTTGGGTGGTGATCGACGTCGCCGGCACCGGCGCGCCCAGCCCGATCGCCTACATCGCATCGGTGGTCGGCATCATCGGCGGCGCCCTCTTCGTGCGTGAAAGCAAAGGGAGGATCGGCTGATGCTGCGCGCCTTCACACTCCTGGCGACCTTCGTGTCGTGCCTCGCTGCGTGGCTCGCCTTCTACTTCGTCGGCATCTTCGCCGTGATGCGCTGGTGGCAGTGGGTGAACGCCACCGACGCCGCGGGCGTTCTCTCGGCCGCGCTGACGATCGGCGGGCTGAGCATGATCTTGATCGGCGTCTGGCTGCGCTTCGTCGCGAAGACCTCGATCGATAGCCCGCTGCGCTTTCCGCTGATGAGCAGCGCGCGGTTCGTTGTCGGCATCGGCGCGCTGATCACGTTCGGCGGTGCGGGCGCCGTGCTGGCTAATGGGGTGAGCGGATGATTTTCCTCGCTGCCTTCGCCGCCTTCATCGCCGCCTACTTCATAGTGCTGGTCGTCGTGGCGATCGCGACACGCAGACGCGTGAAGTCGCCATGCCGCCACGGGCATAAGCCCCGCGCGACGTGCCCGTATTGCGGCCCGTACCGAACGTCAATCGAAAGCTGCGGCATCTGCAGCACGCCGCTGACGCGTGACACCGCGCAGATGGGAACGCTCGGCGGCTGCGGCTGGTCGTGGGTTTGCATCGACAAGCAAAAATGCCGGGAGCGGAGAGCATGAGCGCGACGAACAATCTTTGCGAAGGCCACGGCTGCGCTGACACCGTCGAAGACGTGAACGTCGAGGCGTTCGAGCTGACCGGGAAACTGCTTTGCGAAAGCTGCGCTGAGGAAGCGTTTGAGAAATTGGCGGGGGAAGAATAGTGGTCGCGTACAGTTTCAAGGAACGGTTCATCGCGCCGATCGAGCAGGGCGCAAAGCTGCAGACGATCCGCGCCTTTGGGAAGCGTCGCCATGCACAGCCCGGTGAAACGCTGCAGCTTTACTACGCCATGCGCACCAAGCAGTGCCGGTTGATCCGCACGACGAAGTGCGAGGCGGTTTCGGGCGTCACTATTCGCCTGACAGATTCACCGCAGGTCGTTGAGACAGCAGGCAGCGCATGGGGCGGCGCGCGAACCGTCATCAATGGTGCGTCCGCGCTTGACGATTTTGCGCGCTCTGACGGCTTCACCGATTGGGCCGACATGCGCGCCTTCTGGGCGAAGGAGCATCCGGGCGTCGATGTGTTCGAGGGTGTGCTGATCCGGTGGTCGGCATGAAAAACAAGATTACCGACCTGAATAACCACCTCTTCGCGCAGCTCGAACGGCTGGGCGATGAAGATCTGAAGGGCGACGCGCTGGAGGCTGAATGCGAGCGCGCGGAGGCCATTGCAAAGATCAGTGAACAGCTGATCCGCAGCGCGAATGTCTCGCTGAATGCCGCGCGCCTGGTGGGCGAGTACGGCGGCAACGTGCGCGATGGGCTGCCGCTACTGGAACAGCCTCGACGCGCCAGCGGGAGCTCCGAAGAATGACGCGGCGGGGGCGCATCCTTTACAGCGCGGCAGAGATCGCATGGCTGGAAGCGAACCGCTTCATGGTCATGAGCGATTACGCGGCAGCGTTTAACGCAGAGTTCGGTCGCGATCTTACGTCGGAGAACTTGAAGGCGCTGCGCACACGCAAAGGCTGGCGCGTTGGTCGCGCCGCCAGCAGCGCGAAGATGAAGGGCGTCACGAAAGCCTACACTGCCGACGAAATGGCCTGGCTGGAGGCGAACCGGCTGCTGCCGATCGCCGAGTACACCGCCCAATTCAACGCCGCCTTCGGGCGCAACATCCACGAAGACAAGCTGCACGCGCTGAGAAAGCGGCGCGGCTGGAAGACCGGGCGCGACTGCAAATTCGTGAAGGGGCAAGAGCCCCCGAACAAGGGCAAGAAGATGCCGCCCGGTGTTGGCGGCAATCACCCGAATGCGCAACGGACGCAGTTCAAGAAGGGTGAGCTGCCGCACAACACCAAGCATCTTGGCCATGAGCGCGTGACCGTCGATGGCTACGTCGAGATCAGCGTCGCCGAGACGAACCCGCACACCGGCTATGAACGTCGCTACGTGCAAAAGCACCGCTGGCTCTGGGAGCAGGCGAACGGTCCCGTTCCCGATGGTCACGTTTTGAAGTGCATCGATGGCAATCGGTTGAACAGTGACCCATCGAACTGGGAGCCGATTCCGCGCGCGATGCTGCCGATGCTCAACGGCGGGCGCGCCAGCGTCGTGGCTTACGACACGGCGCCAGCTGAACTGAAGCCGGTGATCCTTACAACAGCAAAGCTGAGGCACGCCACCAAACTTAAGAGAAAGGTTCGGACATGACCGACAACAACGACGATCTGAACCCGGCGATGAAAGCGCTCTGGGACGGCGCTCGTGGCGACCGCTCCTTCATGGCCGACAAAGACCAAACCGAGTTCGTAACCGAGGCGATCGCCGACGCCGTCAGCCAAATCGTGATGCAGACGCAGACGATCCAAGCGGTGCGAACCGGCGCACTCGTCACGCGCGCCAACGTGCTGGCGATCGTGATTAAAGCCGCCACCGATCGGATGCGCATCGATGACGAAGGGCTTGCTCAGGAGTTCATGGAGAACTTCGTGGTGGCGATGCGCACGAAGCATGCACCGGAAAGCGCCGAGCATCTGGAAGCCATGAAGGCCATCGGCGTCGTGCTGCATCAATTTGGACAGATCGAACGCGCGGAGCTGATGAAGCCATGAACCTGACACCCCGACAGCGCGATTTGCTGCTGTTCATCCAGCGCTACCAGGATGCAAACGGCTGCTCGCCATCATTCGATGAGTGCTGCGGCGGTGTGAGCCTCGCCTCGAAGTCGGGCGTCAGTCGTCTGCTCGAAGGGCTGGAGGCGCGCGGACTGATCACACACATCAAGTATCGCGCGCGCGCGATCACCATCCTGCAGCGCATCCACGATCCGGAAGCGCGGACAGTCAGCGACGACGGGCGCCAAGCGTTCAAGGCGCTGATCTGCGAGCTGGCCCGTGAGCCGCTGACGTTCGACCTGCAGCGCAAGGCGCAGCGATTGCTGGAGGCGTACCCGTGAACGACGCCGAAGAAGAAGCGAAGGTCGCATGCCCGATCGAGGAAGCGCTGCGTCTCGCGCTGCGCATGGCTGAAGCGGAGTATGAGCAGCGCGGTCCTGAGAACGATCTGAACTATGACCCAAAGGCTGGCGACGTAATCGCGAACATTCAGAACGCGCTCGATAGCCTCGCCGGCGGCGACTTCCCAGCGGCGCAGCTTGCATACGACTGCGGTCATCGCGCGGGGCAGGCCGTCGCCTACAGCCGGTTTCGCTCAGCCATCGACAGAATCCAGATCACCGATCCGAACACGCGGAAGGGAAGGTCGTGAAGGACCGCATCCCCTGCGTCGTTCCGTTCTGCCGGCGAACAGCAGCGCGTGAGCACTTTCCTGATGCGACGGAAATCATCTGCTACAAGTGCGGGCGGTTGGCTCCCCGGGCGCGCAAACTTTGGCGCGCGCTCTATCGTCAGGCTGCGAAGCAGGGCTGGCGCGTCAGTGATCGTCAGCACCGTCGCCTCGATCGCGTTTGGGAATCATTCAAGCGCGCGGCCATCCTCGCAGCGGGGGCGACGCCGTGACGGGGGCAGCGATGCAAACATGGTGCGCGCGCTATCAGTGGCCTGGCCGCAAACCGTTCATCTTCGGAACGGTCGCGCTGGCGCGCGCGCCGCAGCACGAAGTCGAAGCGGCGTTGCGCGCCGAATTCACGCGCCGGATGATGTCGATTCTACCCGATGGGATGCCGCTTCCTGATCTGCTGCAGCTGCTGCCGGGCGCGCTAATTTTGGTCGGCCCGGAGGACGCATGACTATGCGCACAAATCCCCCGACTGGCGGCGGCACCGGCAAGCGCCGCCGCCCCAAGGCCCGCTATGCCTCTGACGCGCTGGTCGACCGCGCCGCCGAGCTGTCGCTGAAGCATGGCGTCAAGCTCAGGCTGACCCCCGACGGCGGCGTCGAAATCCTCGGAAAGCTTGACTCCCTGGGGCCAGGTGGGGCGGGGTCGGGGCCGGAGGGGGAAACGGCCGATGAAGCGCTCGCCGCCTGGAAAGCCGAACATGAGCCTGCCCGGCGCGCATAAGGTCTGGAAGCGGCTCGCTGACGGCCAATCGGCGCGGCTCTGGTACGCCTGGCGGGGCAGGGGGGCGCCGCAGATCGCCCGCTTCGAAGGCGCCACCCGCGCCGACGTAGAGGCTCAGGAAACGAGCAGGGCGGGTGCTGAGGCGCTTGCGGCGGGCTACGCGGCGGCGATGAAGCCCGATGTCGACACCCGCACAGTCGGCGGCGTCATAGCGGTCTGGACCGCCAGCGATGCGTTCAAGAACCGCTCCGAAAGCACGAAGAAATCGGAACGCAAAATCGCTGACCACATCCGCGACAGTCGCGTCGGCAAAATGCCCGTGAACGCGCTGACGGCGAAGGGCGCGCACCGCGAAATCAAGAAGTGGTTGGGAGAGGTCGCCGAGACGAACGGGCCCGCCGCGGCGGATAAGAGGCGCGACGTCGTATCGAAGGCGTTGAACTGGGGAATCGGCGAAGGCCATTGCGCCGCGAATCCCGCCGAGGGGATTCCGAACTTCGCTTACGCCGACCGCTCCGACATCATCTGGCTGGCGCAGGACATCCAGGCGTATGAGGCAGCCGCCAGGGCCGCATGGGCGAAGCGCCGCAAGCCTGGAGCCCCGCAGCCGAACACGCCGCCAGTGATCGTTCTGGCGCTGCTGCTGGCGTGCTACACCGGCCTGCGCCGCGATGATCTGGTAAACCTCGCCTGGCGCGACATCGGGCCCAACGCAATCACGGTGAGGCCGCGCAAATCGGCGCGCCGCGCGAAGACCGCAGGCAAGAAGGCGCCGCCGCCGGTCGTAATCCCGCGTACGCCGGAACTCAACGCGGTGCTGACGCTGCTGGACCCCGGCGAAGAGCTGCGCGGTGAGCGGCCGTGGGTGCTCACGAACACGCGCGGCAAGAAGTGGACGCCTGACGGGCTGTCGTCGACCTTCTTCAAAGTGCGCGACGCCGCCAATGGCGAGCAGGGCATCATGCACGTTCCGGCCGATCCCACCGAAGACCCGGTGGCGAAGACCCTGCACGATGCGCGCGGCACCTTCGTCACCCACATGCGCATCGCGGGCTTCTCGAAGGAAGAGGTCGCGGACATGGTGGGGTGGACAACCGAAGATGTCGACCGCGTCGCCAAGCGCTACGCCGACGCCGAGCGCATCGCGATGGCTTGGCTGGAGCGGCTGAAGAGGAAGGCGGGCTGAGCCCGATTTTGGTTTACATCCCGGCGAAAATCTTCTGCGACATCAATGGTGCGATTTCGCGCCGGTTTGCATCTAAGCCGTTGAAACGGTGCGTGCGCAGGCTGCTTAGGACGGACCTGCTCTATCCAGCTGAGCTACGGGGCCAACGCGAAAGATTGCTAAGGAAATCAGCGCGCAAGAGCAACGCCCTAGCGGAACGAAAAGGGCGGGCCGAGACGTGGTTTCCATCTCAGTTTACATCTTTGTGCGCGATGCGTTCCCGTTGGCACCGTTCGCTGCCCACGGCTAATCTGTAAACCGATGTCAGCCACAAAGCAGAAATCTCCCGCCTACATCGCCGCTGCACGCCGTCACGACGCCAAGCGCGGGCCTCCAGTCGCGCTCAGACTGGATAAGGCTTCGATGGCGATGATGGCGCAGGCATTGCGGCCGGGAGAAAGCCGCAGCGAGTTTATCCGGCGCGCCGTGATGCGCGAGATCGCGCTGCGGTTGGCGCGAGTGATGCCGACGGACTAACCCTCCCGCTGCGGGGCCCTCATCTGGTGGCGGTGGATGTGCTGTGTCGGAGAAACGAGAAAGGGCGACGCTCGCGCGCCGCCCCTTCTCTTCCCCGCGTGCCCCGTCGCAGGATTAGCCCTGCGGCGGCTCTTCGACCGGTGCCGTATCGGCCGGAGCATCGGCCTGTGGCGCATCAGCCGCCGGCGCCTCTTCGACAGCAGCAGCCGTCTCAGTCGCGGCTTCGCCGGCGTTGGCGCCTGCTTCCAACGCGGTCTGCGCGCCCTGTGACGCAATCATGGCGTTGTCGAGCGCGGTTTGCGCGCCGTCCAGGCTGGTGGCGAGCTCGTCGAGCGCGCCAGCGGCGTCACCACCTGACGCAAGCTGATCTTGCGCGGCCGTCAGTTGCGCCTTCGCTTCGTCGAGCTTCGACTGCAGGTCGGCTTGCGCCGCGTTCTGCTCGCCGATCTTGATTGCCGCGCGGCTCATAGAGTCGACCGCTTGGCCGACCTCGCTCTTCAGTCGTTCCATACTCATGCTGATATTCCTCCGGTTGGGAGATTGGTTGCCGGTGTGAGGTAGGAGGGGCCTACGCGCGCCTCACACCGGCGGGCGCCTCGCGCGCAGGGTTCGGTGGGCTCCGGGTTTAGGAGCCGCGTTTCTTGGCCTTCGCCGCCGGCTTCTCCGACTGCGCAACCACGGACGCCGCGAGCGCTTTGGCGTCGGCCTCCGAATAGGGTTTGCCGGCGAGGATCGCGCCCGCGATCGCCGCCACACGTTTCGAGCTGACCTTGCTCTTCGGTTTAGTCGCCATCGTTGTCTCCTGTTCTGGCGCTGGTGAAGGGATCATCGGCGGCGTCGGTGTCTCCGTCGTCGTCGATGTCCCACTTTCCTCCGCAGCTGGCGCACCAGAGCGCGTTCCCAGCACTAGGGCGGAGAGAAAGGCGAGCCCGCGGGCGAACCATGAGCGCGAAGCCGGGGCCGCATCGGGGGCAGTGTTTTGTTCGGGTGTCATTCAGCGTCGGCGTCCTCAGTTTGCGTTGGCGTCGCGGATTTCTTGCGAGAGTTCGTCGAGGCGCTTCATGATGCGTTCCTCGGACCTCTCCATCGCGCGCTCGACATCGGCTTTGCGCGGGTACGTTTCGGCTGCGTAGAGTTGATGCTTGGCGAGATTGGTGGCGCCTGTCGCGGCGTCACGCTTGGCGTCCTCGACGTCTTTCTTCATGGCGTCCATTTCACGGCGGTGGCTCCAGTGAAGAAGGCCCAGCACGAACGATGCGATCGACAGAAGCAACGCCCAGAAGTGATCGAAGGTGAACAACGGCTGCGCCCCCAGCTTACGAGACGCGTTTGCGTCGCTGTAAAAACGACTGAGGCGCGCCGGGGTTAGCCGGACGCGCCTCAATCGGATCAGTTCAGGTTGGTGTTAGCGCGGCTTACTGCGTCGCGGTCGCCGGCAGCGGGATGTATGCAGCAACATCCTTCAGCGCATCCGGCAAGCGGTTGCGGATCTTCTGACGAACGCCATCGGGGCCGCCCATGAAGCCGATGAGCCAGCCCGGCGCAACGGCGATGACGCGGTTCGCGACTTCCGCAATCATGGCGTTCTTGATGCTCACCGTGATGCCGTTCGCTCGGATGCTCGGGTTGTTGTCCAGGAATTCGTCGATGACGCCCTTGATGTTGGCGATGACGATCTGATCGACGCGCGCGACCTTCAGCACCCAAACGAACGGGCCGACGAAGCGCGCGAGCAGCGCCATGATCGCGGCGCCGATCGCCGCCGGCAGATAGTCAGCCGCGGCCTGCACCTGGTCCGCCGGAATGAGCGTGATGTCTTGCGCGTAAGCGAGCGCCGGCAGCAGCGCCATCGCCGCTGCAAGTACAATTACCTTCTTCATGTTCCCGTTTCTCCTTAGGTTGCGGGGGTAGTTCAGAGTTGGAAGGCCGCTGATCAGTCGAGCGGCGTGAAGGTGTGGCCGATGCCTTCGGCGACGACGTATTCGACGACGAGGCCGGGCTCATCGATCGCGCGGATTTTCATCCGGCGTGGTGCGGTCTCAGTCGCTTCGATCTTTTCGAGCAGAGGCCCGCTGAAATTGTGCGAGCGCCATTCACGCACGCGCTGCACAGCTTTGGGCGGCGGTGACGGCCGCCCATCGCTAACCTGAAGCAGCGCGCCGATCGGCGTGTCAGTGAAGACTTCGTCGAACGTCATCGCTTACGCCGCCACCGGCCGGTAATCGCCGGAGAAGCGGACGTTGTAGCCGTCGCCGCCCGGGTAGCCGCCATCCGCAAACTGGAAGTTCACGGTTGAGGCGCTTGCGTTGATGACGCCGGCGCCTGACTTGCCGACGACGCTCAGCTCTTTGAAGTTCGCCACCGCGTAGTTCTGCGCGTGGCTATTCCACGGCAGCGAGACAAGGATCGCGCCGGCGCCGGTGCCGTTCGTGGTGACGCTGTAGGTGCCCTGGATTTCGATGCGATTGCGCAGACGACGCCAGCGCACCGTCACGGTTGCCGACGTGAGCGTGCCGGATTGCGACACAACGGTCGGCGAAGCGCCTTGGCCCGTCGTTCCCATCGTGCGCCATTCGGGGTGGATGATCGTGGCGCCCGCTTCTTCGTGGGGGATAGGCGTGTTGTTTTCGACATCCAGGTTGTCGATGTAGATGCCTTTGGCTGCGACGGTATAACTCGACGTTCCGCGCGCGATGCCCGGCTTTGTCGAGCTGAACTGAACGAAGCGTTCGGCGCGGCAGGAGTGCGTTGCGTCGGCCCCACCGCGCCATTCGATGGCGTACGACGCGGAGCCAGAGCCGGTGTGGCTGATGCGGACATCAAGCCAGAGGTTGTTGTCGGCGTTGATCTCGATGATGCCGATTGCATCGTGATGGATGATATCGACGCCTTCGAAGACGTTGAAGCAGACGTTGCCATTCGCATCGCCGTCGAGCGTCATGCTGGGCGCGTTGTTGGATTGCTGGCGCCCGACGTACTGAATGAAGTTTCGGGTGAAGCTGTTGCCTTCGCCTAGCGTGGCGACGCACCCGATCTCCCAACCAACCGTCGTGGCTTCGAAGCAAGCGACGCGCAGCACGCAGCGGCGCAGCGACTTCGTGACGAGGCCCTTGGTGGCGCGCGAGTTGCAGTCGAATGCGAAGCCATCGATCGCGATGCCGTCGAGCCATTGCGAGCTGGCGCCGCTGTCCGGCGCGACCTCGAGGATGACGAAGCCCGTGTTGGTGATCGCCTTGATCTGCGTGCCTTGGCCGATCGTGCCGATGTTGTGTGATGCGGATGGGCCAGACCCGATCAGGCGCACGCCGGGGACATTGATCTTCGGAAGGGCGCCGCTGGTGGCGTAAACCTTGAAGCCCGCGAAGCCGCGGCGTGAAGGCGACGCCATGACGGCATTGATCCAGTTCGTGAGCGCGACCTTGTCGTCGGTCGTGCCGTCACCGACTGCGCCGTGAAACTCTGGTGTCGATGCAAAGAGGTCTTTCAGCAGACCCTGCACGTAGGCCGTCGTGGCGATGCTCGTGTCGTTGTCGAGCATCGATGGCGTCGGCGCTGCCGGATTGCCCGTGAAGTTTGGGCTTGCCAGCGGGGCCTTTGCAGCGAGCGCCGACGTGATCGTTGCTGCGTAATCTTCGTCATCGTTGATGGCGGCGGCGAACTCAGCGAACGTATCGAGCGCGGCCGGCGCACCGGCGACGATCGCGTCGATCGCAGCGGTGGCAGCCAAAGCGGCGGCAAGATGCACGAACGCGGTTGACGCAATCTGATCGTCGTCGGTTTCGACATCAGCGGTCGGGGCAGTGGGTGTGCCGGTTAGGGCCGGCGATTCCAGCGGGGCTTTTTCAGCGAGTGCAGTCTTGACCGCTTTTTGCGACGGCACCTTGGCGTCGCTGTCGGCGGCGAAGGTGGAGTCGGTGTCAACCGCCGTTGAGGCGAGCGGGTCAGTCCATGACCAGGCGCCGGCCTTCCATTCGTAACGCCGCTGCGTATCGGCGACGAAGGCCTGCCAGCCTTCGATCGGCGTGACTTCGGTCCAGCCGAGCCCGGTTTCGTAAAGCGCCAGCGCGCCCACCGCGAACGACGCCCATTGCGCGCCGCTCTTGCCGCTCGGCAGAATGTAGACGGCGCCATCGGCAGGCGAAGCGGGTTGCGCCGTCGTCGTGATCGAGACCGCATTGATCTGCGCAAACTTCTCGACCAAGCCGAATGCCCGGCGCACATCGGCCTTGCTGACCTTCTTCTTGCCGGAGCTCGGAACGCCATCGGTGATGTAATCGCGGAACGCTAGCGCGCCCACGTTCTTCACGATTCCCATGTTTGGCTGATCCCTCGTTTTTAAACGACTTCGCCGACGATCTCGCCGCCGCCGGTCAGCGGGGCGTCATTGTCGTTGGCGCGCACAGCTGCGCCGCCTGGCGTGCCACCGGCGCCGCCATTCCACTTGTTCTTGCTGCCCAAGATCGCGTTCTCGCCGGCATTGCCTGGCGCGCCGAAGACGCCGCCATCGCCGCCCTTGCCGGCTTGCGAATAGACCGTGTTGCTGACGCGCGCGCCGCCAGCCCCGGGCGACAGCTCGCTCGCCGCAGCGCCGGCATTTCCATCGGTGCCGTTGACATCGGCGCCGGCGCCGCCGGGCCCATTGGGTTGACCGCCGCCGCCGCCACCGCCGCCAGCATTAAGATCGCCGCTGCCGATTGGCGGGCGTCCACGCGCTCCACCGCCACCCCCACCGCCACCGCCACCGCCCTTCAGGATGCCGTTATTCTCGATTGCGAGCGGCGCGCGTAGATAAACGGCGTCGCCGCCACGGCCGCCGGGCGCGCCGTGATTATAGGGGACGCCGACGCCACCTGCGCCGCCGCCGCCCAGCACCTTGCCGCCGCTGGCGATCTCCAGCGTGAGATCGATGTCGTAAAGCTCAGTCGGCCAAACGCCGGTGTCGATCGCGTTGCCGCCATTGGGCGCGCCTGCTGCGCCGACAATGCTGACGCCGTTCGGAACAACGAACGTGATGTGCGCGTCGGAGAAGCCGGTATAGCCCGCGGCGTCGGCAAGGCTCCGAAGATTGACGCCCCCCGTTGTCGACGTCAGCGTGATCGTGGCGCTGAACCCCGATGGCGGCGTCTCTGGCTCAACCGGCGCTGACGCCTTGTTCTTTGAGATCGCGTAGGTGCGATCGAGCGCGACGCCATTGCGCACCGCGCGCAGCACGGCCTGGCCGCTATCGAGCGTCAGCCCGCCGATCGTGTAGACGCCTTCGGCATCGATCGAGACCGAAAGGCCTGGCGTCGCGCTGATGACGGCGAAGTTCGCCGCTGCCGCGCCTTCATCATCGACGATCGGATCGATGACTGCATCGCCGACCTGAATGCGAAAGACGCCGCCAGCGGTGCTGTAATCGCCGCCGGTGCCATCAGCCGCGGTGGAGACAACAGCGGCTGCCTTCGTGAGATAGCCCGAGAACGGGAGCTGCGCGGCCTGGCTGACAATTTCGATGATGTCGCTTTCGGTGCGCCGTCCGCGCGCATCGATTGCGACCAGCTTCAGCAAATAGCCGAGGCCCAGCTGTCCAGCAGGGAAGGCCGCAAGCCGTGCATCACCCGGAAGGGGCCGCACCAGCTCGAACAAGCCTTCGTCGTCGTCGCGGCGCTGATACAGCTCCACCTTGTTGACGCGCCAGGCATCTTTGGCGGGGAAGGTGTAATCGACGAAGATGCCGCTGGCGTTCGCGAGCGTGTTGATGATCTGCGGTTTCGGCGGTGGTGGAAACGCTTCACCCGAAACTGCCGACTGAAAGCCGCCGAGATCCTGGATGTTCAGCGTGTCGTCGTCGTAGCTGGTGTCGTCGTCGAACTCGGTTAGGCCCTCGATGTCGCCATTGAAAAGGCCGGGGTCATAAGGGACCGCGTGGATCTCGCCTTCAAGCTCCGACGTGCGCCGCGGAATCTGAGAGATCGTCGCATCCAGTGTCTCGATGCCTGCATCACCGAAGACGACGAGGTCACCGGGCTTAGGCGCAATGGCGACGGCGCGGGGCGTCGCGAGCGTCACCACTTTGCCCCGGCCGTTCTCCATGTTGGTGAGCGGCAGAATTGTGCGGGTGATCTCTTCATCAGCGACTTGCCGCCAAGCGATTCCGTAGGTGTCGCCTTCGGTTTGCGTCACGGCCTCGTCGAGTGTCAGCGCGACAACATTCTCTTCGGCTTCATCGAGAGTGACGGCATGGATGCGCGCCGGTTGCCGGCCGACTGCGATGGCGAAATGCGCAAGCCCGACGCGGTCACCCTTGCCGCAAACCAAGCTCTCCCAATCGCAGCTCCAGACGTAGTCTTCGACGCGGATCAGATCTTCGGCGATGTAGCGAAGTGCGGCTTCGCGCACTTCGTTCGGGTAGACCTTGCCCCCGGTCTTCAGCGCGACGAAGCGGCCGGGGTCAGCATTGTTGGCGTCGTAGCCGGGATAGAACACCAACATTTCGTCGGGCTGATAATCCTTCTCGGCGTTGTTGAACGTGCAGCGAACAGCGTGGGACTCTGCGGCGTAGCGGCGTTGGCTACGGAAGCCCCACGCATTCTTCGCGGTGAAGACTTGCCGCGTCGCCGGCTTCACATCGTCGATGACGGGCTCAAGCTTGCCTTCGCGCGTGACCAGCGTGGCGCGGCCGCATTGCGCGACCTGACGCATGATCTCGTCTTGCCCGGCGCCGGCGCGCAGCTCCATGTCGCAGCGCCACCCGCGCTCGTGGCAGAGCGCAGCCCACGCACCGAACTTCTCAGTGTTGATCTCGGTTTCGGGGTCGCGCGGATTCGGTGCGCCCGGCCCGCATGCGATCCAGCGCGTCAGCTCGGCCGGGTTCGACGTCGGGCCCGCAGCGCCGAATTCTTCTTCGACATCGTCCCAGCGCGGCGCGATCCGATGCGCTTCGCCGTTGATGAGATCGATCATGCCGTCGAGCTGGTCGCTGGCTTCGATTTCGATGGCGGTGGCGGCCAGATGGTTGTTCGTGACCGGAGCCGCGAACGTGAAGCTGCGCAGCATCAGCCACTGCATCGCGTTCATGCCCTTGGGGCCAGGATCGTCGGGGCTGACCCGCTTGTAGGCGACGTCGTAGCGGCCGCGCGCCACCGCCTTTTCGAAGTTCATCCGAAACGGCTTTTGCTTCTTGTAGCCGTCGAGCTCGTAGAGGTGGCCCTCCGTCGCTGGCGCGCCGGTGACGAAGTCGAGCCATTGGCTGGTTCCGGTTTCGCGATAGCGAATGCGGAAATCGACGCCGAAGGTTTTCAGCGAGCCGTCGCCCGAATAGAAGATGAGCCCGTCCGGGAAGCCGAATTCGAGCTGCAGCAGGTCGCACTGATCGCTGGTCGTCGTGCGCTCCACCCAGCCGTCATCGAACACGATGCGGCCCGGGCCGGGGTCTTCATCCGGGGAGCTGCTGAAAATCGTCGGCCAAGGATCGTCTGGGGTCAGCTTGTGCTGCAGCTTCACGCCGGAGAACTTTTCGATCGGCGTGTCGCCGATCTTCAAGTTCGCGAGGGCGATCGGTCCGAGCCCCCAGCAGAGCAGCATTCGCAAGACGACCTTTTCGTCGATGCCTTGCGTGTAGTGTTTGGCGGCGTGCGGCGGGAAGCAGCGGAACTGCCCAAGCACCGCCGGCACTTTGCGCCAGCGCGCGATCTCATTGCGTGACGCCTCGATGTCGGCGATCTGCTCGAAGCCGGGCATCTGCGGGCCGCCGCCCACGAAGGCTTGCGTCAGCATCGAAATGCCGGCGCTGATGGCGACGTTGATTGCCATATCGACCAGGAAGGCGGTCAAGCCCGGAATGATGCCGGGCTGCGCTCGCAGCGCGACGATGCGACCTTCGCGCGGGCGCACCTTCGACCAGATCGAACGATCGAAGCTCGCGTCGTCGATGTAGACTTTCAGCCGCGGCAGCCATGCAGCGTCGAGCTGGCCGCTGTCGACTAGCGCGTCGACGATCTCTTGCAGCGTCGCCCCTGGCGGATGCTTGAACCCGCGCGGCGCCTCGAAAGGCAGCGCGAGACTGCCTTCGGCAGGATCAGCGATTTGGCGCGACACAGGCAAACACCTTCAAGTCAGCAACGCGGCTAACCGCGCGGCGTCCTTCGATTTGATCGATGCGAAGACCAGCGTGAGCGCTGGCGTGTAGAAGCGAGCCGGCGCCGCACAACACGCCGACATGATGGGCGCGGTCGCCGCTGCCGAGCACCAGCACGTCACCGACGCCGCCGGCAGCAACATTGCGCCAAGCTTCGGCTTCGGCGTGAAAGAGGGCGCTGACCTGGCCGGTGCGGCGAATGTCGAGGTCGCGATAGTGCTCCTCATAGGAGCGCACCGGCCTGCCGACGAATGCCTGCACCCAGTACGCAAGCCCGTAGCAATCGAAGCCCAGAGGCCCGCGGCCGCCGTCTTCGAACCAGCCGCGCCGCTGCAGCGGTTCAGCCCAGAGCGCGAGCGGCGCCACAGCGTTGGGCGACAAGTCAACCGGCGCACCCGGCGCGAACACAACCGCCATCAGAACAGCGCCGGCGTATTGCCCGGCGTGAACGCCTGCAGCGGCCAAATCTCTTCGCCGTCGTCGCGCTCGGCGATGTCGCACTCAATGCTGTCGATGGTCGGGCGGCTCGCGACGATCTGCAGGCCCGGCCACGTCTTCTCGACGACATCCGGCGTCGCAGCGAGCACGACTTCGATCAGGACTTTCGGTCGGCCCGCGCTGATAGTTCTGAATGCGCCGACTGCGTCGGGATCGAGATTGTCGACGATGAGCTTCGCGGCGCTTGGACGCCCGTCCGCGCTTTCGCCGGGCGGGGCCGGCGTCATCGGTCGCGCCGCAAACGTGAAGCCGCGGCTGACGATATCGGCGCCGCCTGTGCACCAGCGCAGCGGCCCACCGAACGATGAATGCGTAACGGTGACGAGCACCACCGCTTGCTCGCTCGTGTTCTGAGCGGCAATCGCCTCAATGAAACGTGCGCTTGGCATCAGACGACGAAGATTTCGAGCCTGAGCTGCACGACGTACTTGACGCCGTCCTGACTGATGGCGGGCGGCGCATCGTATTCGGCCTCGACCTCACCCCAGACCGGGTGCGCAAAATCGAACCGAAGCGCTTTGTTTTCGTCCCAGTGCGTTCGCACCAGTGCGAGGTCGGCCGGACTTAGCTTCAGCGTGAAGGGTTCGACGCCGCCGATCGCCGTGGAGATCACGCGCTTCTTCGATGAGCCGTCATCCATGCGGGAACGCAGGACGCCATCGGGCAGCGGCGCCTGCCAACCCTCACGCAGCGCTTTGCGCACATCGGGGAAGGGGGCGCCGGTCGTGGCCATTAGCGCTGATTCCGCCGACGCTGCGCGCCGTAGCGCGCGTTCATGTTGCCATCGAAGTCGCCGCTTGCGAGCTTTTGGCCGACCTTCTGCTCCAGCACGACGTCAAGCATGCGCTCGCCATTGGGGCCCATCCGCTCTTGTGTGGCGACGTCAACATCGGCGCCGTAGCGATTGATGACGTTCACCGTGAGGCCAGACGATTGGGCTGCGCCGGGCGCCGACGCCGGCGACTGTGCAATCTTTGAAAGGCGCGCCAACACTGCGAGGCCATCGACCGCAGCAGGCGGCGCGACTTGGCCCCAGCCGCCGACAATCGACAGCTCTGGACGTGTCTCCGCGAACGGGTGCCGATAGCCCGCGATCATCGGCCCACCCAGCGCGAGTCCGCCGCCCTTCGGGCCGAAGTTCGGGCCCGGCACCGCCGTTGGATTGCCGCCGCCGAAAGCGCTCAACGCCGCGCTGAGAAAGCTCGACGCGCCTTTGCCCTCGCTCGCCGCAGCGGCGCGCTGCATCGCAATCGCCAGCGCTTGCGCACTCTTCGTCGCGAGGCCGAGAGAAAGGTTGAGCGTGTTGGTGGCCGCTGTCTCGCGCAGCTTTTCGACGGTGCCAAGCGCCATCTTTGCACCCGCCTCAGCGGCGCTGCTGGCGAGCTCGTCGGCCAGTACGCTGCCGGCGCTCTTGGCCGCGTCTTCCAGCGGCGAGAACATATCGCGCAGATTGCCGAACAGGCTGTCCATGCTGGCGCTGTCGTCGCCGGTGAGGCCACCAGCGATGCGGTCGCCGACGCGGCTGAAATAGCCGCCGACGCCGCCTTCGCGGAAGACGCCGCCCGCCAGCATTTCGCGGATAGCGGCATCAGCGACGAGGTCGCGCAGCAAGCGGCCCAGATCGCCGACGTCACGAATTTGCCCCTGCATCACGCCGGCGAGCGCTTGGCCGGCGTAGCTGGCCTCAAACTGTGCGGCTGCTAGTTCGCTATATTCCTCGCGCAATTGGCGTACGCGTTCAGCAACCAAGCCGGGGTCGAGGTCGCGATTTTTTTCCAGTGCCGCGATCTCGCGCGCGATGCGCTGACGCGGCGATTCCATCTGGCTTCGAAGCGCGTTGTTCGCGGCCTCCACTGAGGCGAGCCGCCGCCGCTCTTCTTCCTGCTGACGGATCGCGGCTGTTTCGTCCTCGCGAGCGCGCCGCAGATCAGAGAGGCGCTGCAACTCCGCATCGGAGGTGATGACGCCGGCAGCGCGGGCGTCTTGCAAGCGTTGCAGATCGAGCTGAAGAGCGGCGACGGCTTGCGCTTCTTCGCGGCTAAACTTCGCGTTCTCGCCCATGATGGCGTTGAGGCGATCGCGTGCAGCGGTCTCAGTGTTCAGCTGATCGACGAACTGGCGCATCTGAGCCAGCTGGGCGTCGAGAGAAGGATTGCCGGTGGGGGGATCATCCGGGCGCGGATTGGGGCGCGGCGTCGGCCTTGCCAATCGCGCGCGAATGGCTGCGTCGAGGCGCTCAATTTCCTGGTTGAGCCACGCGACACGATTGCGCGCCGATTGTTCGCTGAAGTGTACGAGGCGGGAACCCGGATCAGAATCGGAAGACCGGTCCGCGTCGCCGCCACGCCGGACATCATCACCAAATCGGGCGATGAGGTTCTGTCGTTCGTAGGCCGCTGCACTCAGCCGCGTCGTCATCGCATCGACGGAGCGATCCTCGATCAAGTCCATCTGGCGGAGGAAGCCCACCAATTGGTGCGTGCCCTCAGCGATGGCCGTGGAAATTTTGACGAAGACCGGGGCCAGCTCGACCAAGGCGCCGTTCATGTTGGCGCTGATCTCAAGGCGCGCCAGCTTCCACGCATCTTCCATTTCAGCGGCGCGGACGATCATTTCTCGATCGAGCACGGCGCCGACTTCGTGTGCGCGCTGCCGCAAGCTGTCGAACGCGCCTTCGCCGGCCTGGAGTGTTTCGACGACGGATTCGAGGCCGAGCTTTTGCGCGATCGCCATCTGCTCCGCAGCGTTATCGAGTTGGCTGATGCGCGCGATGATTCGAGGCAGGGCTTCTTCGGCGCTGTTCATGTTGCGGATCTCGGCTTCGGAAAAGCCAAGCTCTTCGAGGGCGCCTTTTGCACGCTTCCCCAGCTCCGTACTGAGCTGGCCGATATTGCGGGTGAAGGAGGTGAGCGCGGCGTCGGCAATGGAGACGTCGCCGCCTGTCGCCGTGACCGCGTAGCGGAACTCCTGCACGAAGTCCGTCGTCACGCCGACCTGGTTGGCGACGCCGTCGATCGTGGCGACCGTACGCATCGCTTCCAAGGCGGCGCGCTGCAGCGCGTTGAAGGCGAGGGCGATGCCGCCGATCGCCGCTGCAGCTGCGAGGCCAGCGGGGCCCATCGCCGTCAGCACGCGGCCAAGTGAGCCCGTCGATGTCGCGAGCCCGTCAACCTTGCCTTTCGCGGCGCCGGCCGCAGCATCGATGCCGCGCAGAGCCGGCGACATCGAGTTCGCGCCCTGCTTGACGCGCTGGCTCATTTTTTCGCCAGCTTGCCCCATCTGCTCGAAGGTGCGCGTGACTTGGGTGCCGTCCGCTTGGTAGCGGGCCATTTGAACGACGCGGGCCATTTGCTGTTAGCCTTCGCTCTCGCCGGCGCGGCGGGTGGAGTCGGCGGCAAGTGCGCCGGCTTCGATCGCGGACATGAGGTCTTTGACCCGCGCCGCCGTCGCATCATCGGCATCAGCGAGGTGATCGCTGATCGCGCCCCAGTTCAAACCGACAAGCACGCCGCTCAGCCCGACAAACTGCCAGACGCCGCCTGATCCAGAGAGGGCCCAGGCGAGCTCGCCTTCTGCGGTGTGGCAGGCGTTTCCTCGATTGGGACAGAGTCCGCCGCCAGCGGCAGCGCTTCGTTGTCCGCCAGTGGCGCAGGCGTCACCGGCGTCACGGCAGGCGCCGCAGATTTCGTTTCCACCGGCCCAGACCCATTCGGCCCGGGCCCTGAGACGTTTTTTTCAGCGGCCCAGATTTCCTCGACCTTGTACGCCTGCATCTTGAAGGCGGATTCGGCGGAGACGTCGGTGAACAAGAGTTCGAAGGTCTCGAACTCGACTTCCAGCGGCTTGCCCACGGCGGCGATTTCGGCCTCGAGCCGCTGCGCTTCACGGCCGGCGGCGACGCGCGTTTCTTCGTCTTCGCTCTTTTGTGCGGTGCGCGCCGATGCAAGTTGCGCCTCGAGGTCCGCCAGCGTGGCGGCCTCTTCGTCGGTGAGCTCGACGACGCCGTGAAGAGCGACGCCGCTTGCTGTCGCCAGCAACACGGCGTGCATCCAGCTCAGCAGCGCGCCTTCGACGTCCTGACGGCCCTTTGCCTCGGCGATGCGCGATTTCGGAATGGATGCCCACTTGCGCTTCGTCGCTTCGTTGGCGAGCAGGGCGTTGAGTTCGCCGCGTGCCTCGGCCAGCACCATTTTGTGCTCGAAGGAATCGAGCGGCCGCGCCTGCAGCACGGCCCCGTGGCCCAGTTTGATATCGACGGGCTTGCGCTCAGATGGTTCGCGCGCCGCCCTCCTGTTGATCCGCATGTGAATGACCCTCATTGACGCAAAGTACGCGCGGGGCCCCGGCTCGTAAGCGCGGGGCCCCGCGTCGGTTAAGCCGCCGGCGTGACGGACTTCGTGGTGCTCGCCGGGCCGATACCGATGGCGTTCTTGGCGCGCAGCGCGATGTTGACCGCGACGCCGTTGGTAAGCCCAGAAATGGTGAAGCTCGTGATGCCGCCAGACGACGTCCAAGAACCGGCGCCGACGCGATACTCGATGTCGGTGATCGGCGAATTGCCGTTGAACGGCAGATCGGTGATCGTGACATCGGCGGACACGTCGTCAGGCGCGACGCTCCAATCGTCGGAAGCGAAGGCCTCCGGCACATATTGGATGTAGTAGGGCACGTCGTTGATCAGCTCGATCGTCGTGGCCGGGCCGTCCGTGCTTTGCTCGACGATGTAGTTGTAGGTCGTCGTCAGGCGACCAGGCGTGTTCACGCTGAGTGGCGACCGGTCGATCTTCGTGTTGTGATTGATGAAGCGCAGCACGGCGTCGACATCGTCACCGACGCCGAGCGCATCAGCGACGCGCCAGCCGAACGTCCACGCTTCAGCGGTGTCGGCGTCGGCCAGATCATCGAAGGTCGCGTCTTGCACGCGCACCGTGAAGCTGCCGGTGGGCTGGGAATCGCCGGGGTCGTAGCCGTCCGGATATTCGCTTTCTTCGCCCTCTGGCTTCAGCGGGTCGAAGCGCTCGGCTTGGTTGGAGTAATTGTAGCTGAAGGCCGTCGTGGGTGCGGCGACGCCTTCACCGCGTGACACGAACGGACGTGCAGCGGTGGGGCGCAGCGGCTCGAACGGCTCCGCGATCGTGCCGGAGGCTTCCGTCTCGGCCTTCGCCGCGTCGCGCAGCAGCACGCCAAGCGTCGCGCGCGGGAAGCCCGCCGTCTTCTCCAGATTGATGGCGAAGGTGTTGGCCATCAGGCCGCGCGTGCGCTGATACCAGCCGTCCGCGATCTTCTTCGATTGCGCCAAGTACGCCAGCGCGCTCTTGCCGGATTCGAACGTGTGCTTGTAAACGCCGGTCTCCACGACGGTCGTCACCGGCGCGCCATAGGTCGCGATCAGCCAGAGGCCGATTTCGCGCAAACAGATCGGCACTTGGATTTGACCGCCGCCTTGCGTCAGCGACGGCGCCGACGCGACGGGGTCGCGTTCGTTGTGCATGCCGGAGACGCCAAGCAGCGGGTCGATTTCGCGCGGGCGCGTCTCACCATCGCTGCGTTCGTAAGCCGTGGTCGGATGCCAGGTGCCGCTGGTCGGGAAGACTGCGAAGTCGCTTTGCACTTGAACGACCGCGCTGACGCCGCGGCCAAAGATATCGGCCATCTGTTGATGCTCCTGAGCTTTTACCCGAGCGCGTCGGGGGCGGTGAAGGTGAGGGTGAGAACCGCGGCCAAGCCGGTGAACCGCTCTTCGTCAGCGGGGTCCGGCAGGCCGAGTTCGGCGTGATCGACTAAGCCGCCGAGCGTCGGATCGTCGGCGATGGCGTCGTGAGCTGCGCGCACGTAAGCGGCGCGGCGGGCCGATCGTTCGGCTTGATCGTCACCGAAGACGACGACCTGGAACGGCGCGGCGTGCTCGAATTCGTACGGCTTCGCCGCGCTGATCAGATAGCCGGTTTCCGTCCACGTTCCGGTGGCGAGCGCGGCCACCAAGCCGGTGCCGCTGTCGTCGTCGAAGTCTGGATCGTCGGGAATGCCGGTGCGATCGACGCTGACGCCGGCGGCTTCAGCGATCAGCGTGGCCGCGTAATCCAGCGCGGCTTCAGCAACAGTCAGCGGCGGCGTCGGCTCATCATCTGGCGGAAGCTCGCTCATCGGCTCAGCGTCCCGGTGATGCGGCCGACGACCTGGGGATGCTCAGCCATGAAGAGGCGCATCGTCTCTTCGGCGACTCGCGTGTCCCAGCCTTGCGCGGCGCGCTGCATCTGGGCGGTGGCGTCGTGCTTCTTTGGAATCGTCACGCTCTTGCGGACGATGAAGAGAGCCTTGAAGCGCATCTGCCCGCCGCTGCGGGTCTTCGCCCACGCGCCCATCGCCAGCGTGCCATCCCGCAGCTTGTGCCATGAAAGCTTGCCGTACTTGGCTTCCATCGCGGCGATGGTGCGACTGAGACGCCCGGCGCGTTCGGTGAAGTTCGGCTGCTTGAATTTCGCAGCTTCGCCGATCGGGATCATCAAGCCGCCGCCCTTGGCGGAGATCGTTGCGCCCGTCTCAAGGTTCGCCAGCGGAATTTCGGCGTTGGTGCCGATCACGTAGGCCGGCGACTTCGGATAGATGTTCTTGCCGCGCGGAAACACGTCGCCGCGGATCGCCGTCGCGAGCCTGGACGCGCCGCGAATCTTCGCCTTGCGCACTGCATCGCGGCCAGCGTTCTTGATGAGGTCGCCTTGGCTCTTCAGCGCCTTGTATTGGCTGCGGCGGAAGAGGTCTTTCTCGGCCTCGGCGACGCGCATCATTGAGCCGAGCGGCGGGGTGTAAGCCTCAAGCCTCACGACGCACGCACCTTGATGACTTTGACGCTCCAGCGCAGGGCGTCGTCGTCGTCGCTGTCGGCGGGGGCGATGACACGGAACGTCTCGGCGCCGATGATGAACTGGTCATTTTTGGTCGGGCGCGCCGGCAGCTTGCTTTTCAGAACGCGCAACAAGGTGTCGGCCTCGGGGCCGCGTGCTTGGTCGAAGCCGATCGTTGGCTCAGGGCTGAAACGCTCGACCAGAACGCCCTCGACGTCGTCGCCTTCCACTGGCCGGAACGTCGCTGCATCCGCAAAGGCTTCGTCGCAATCAGCGTGCATTTGCGCGAGATCGTCTTTGAAGCTCATCGGGGCGCGGCGCTCAGGATAGGGGAAGCAGAAAGCAGAAAGGGCCAGCGCGACGGCTGGCCCTTTCTGCGGGGTGCTGGCCGAAGCCAGTCGCAAAGCCCGATGCCGAAGCAGAGCGGGGACGGTGTTTAAGCCTTAGGTCTTCGTCGCCTTCAGCAGCACCTTCGGACGCGTGCACAGGTGCAGCGCGTTCGCTTGGGCTTCGAGCTCGACGCCCTTGCCCATCTTCATCAACTCGGCCTTCGCGTAGCGCGGCAGGCCCTTGGTGTTGACGGTCTCGACGTAATCAGCCGGGCCGTAGCGCGTGATGAAGAGGTCGGGCACGCCGACCGGGAAGAAGCGCGCCGTGCCCGCCGGGATCGCGCAGGGACCGCGGCCGCGATAGCGGTGCCAAACGATGTCGCCATATTCGAACGGCACGTTGGTGCGGCCTTCACGGTTCGCGATGCCCTGCTGGTATTTGTAGGTTTCGCGAACTTCCGTATGGGTGGTCAGCGCGGTGAAGAAGTCGTTGTCGACGAGCGCATGCACCGAAGTGTACGGCACGCCGTCGAGCGCTTCTTCCATGCTGTAATTGATCTCATGGCACTTCGCCATCAGGGCGCCGTCTTCCGGGCTGTCGTCATCGAGGGCGAAGTCGACGGCGACGGGCTCTTCGATGTCGAAGGCTTCGTAGAGATCGACCAGCACCGTCTCGCCATCGGCGTCGAGCACTTTGCCTTGGAGAGCGCCGAGGCGGTGGAACTCTTGCGTGAAGTCGAGATTGCGGGCCATGCGGGCCAGCTGCTTGTCGCGCTCTTGCTCGACGGTTTGCAGCTGGTCCGTGGTGCCGAAGGCGCGGACGCCCTGGACTTCATCGGCCATCACCGCGCCGTTCTCTTGCAAGTGCGGGATGATGAACGACAGCGCGTCGCGCTTCGGCTTCTTATTCGCTTCGCCGATCGAGCCGCGTTCTGAGACGCCGATGAGGTTCAGCAGATCCTTGTCGCGTTCGATGATGACGGTGAGCGTCGAGACGCCGTCAACGTTGAAGAGGCCGAGATCGCGGATAAGCCCCGGTTGGTAGGGCATATCGTTGATTGCTGCAGTGAGCGCCGTCGTAGTGAACAAGTCCGGCGCAAAAACGTCGGGAAACATGCGTTTCTCCCTTACGGAACAGCGCGCGCAAATGCGCGCCGCCGGCGCGTCGGCGCCGGTAGTGATTGAAGGTTTGGGTTAGAGGAGCGGTTGAACGGCCGGAGTTTTTACTCGGCCGTGACCGTGGCGTTCTTGGTTGCGCTGGCGACACCGACGCCAACAGCGTTCTTCGCGCGCAGGGCAACCGTCTTCGCACCGGCGGTCTGGCCGGTGATTTCGAAGCTGGTGATGCCGCCGCTCGACACCCAAGAACCGGCGCCGACCTTGTATTCGATGTCGGTGATGGGCGAGCCGTTGGCGAACGGCAGCGACGAGACCGTGACGACGATCTTGAGAACGCCGCCCGCCGCGGACCAATCGCCGGACTCGAAGATGTCCGGCGCCGACGGTTCAGCGATGGAGCCGCCGCGTGGCACGATGCCGAGCGCGGCCAAGGCGGCGTTCGCCAGCGCCTTGTTCTCGTGCGTCGTGTTGGCGGCGTAGTTCAGGTAGCCGGCCTTCACTTCGGCGTCGCGCACGAAGACGACGCCTTCCGCATCAGCGAGGCTGGCGTCGACGTCGTAGAGCAGCACCGCGACAGCGTTCTGCGAACCGTCGGTGGCCGGCGTTTGGTTGTCGACCAGCTTATATTTGCCTTTGTCGGCGCCTTCCGACGTGATCTTGCCGAGCACGTCGCCAACTTCGTAGGCGCGGCCGGACTTAAGCGTGATGGTGTCACGCGAGCGGTGGCCGTTGGCTTCGGAAAGCACGACCTCCAATGCGTGAACCTTCTCAGTCATGATGGTGGGCATCACGAATTTCCTTCGATGTGTGTTTTAGGTTTGGTGTTCCGGGTGGGGCGAGATTGCGGAGCTGGCCTTAGCCGCTCTTCTTCTTGCCCTCGGCCGCGGCGTAGTATTCGCCCGGCGTCTTCAGCTTCACGACCTTGCCGTTGCCGTTGCTGCGCGTGGCCTGCGGAGCGTCGTCGCCCAGCCGGCGCGCGCTGGGTTCGTCGCCCATGCGCGAAGCAAAGCCTGAGCCCTTGCCGGCGGCGGGCGCCATCGCCTTGAAGGCGGCGAAGGTGACGCCGTTCGCGATCGCGTTGAGAGCAAACGCCGGGTTAGCCTTCGCTTCCTTCGACTTCGCGATGTTGCGGGCGGACTTGAGACGAGCGGCAGCCTTCTTCGCGGTCGGCTCTTCCTCGTCTTCATCCTCGGCCTCCGGGTCCGCGTCTTCCTCGTCTTCGGCGGTGGTTTCCTCGGTTTCGTCCTCGTCGCCTTCTTCAGCGGTCGTGGGGTCTTCCTCGGTTTCCTCGTCTTCCGCCTCGAGGTCTTCGTCTTCCGTGGACTCCTCTTCGGCGTTGATGGCCGCGATTTTGCGCAGCTTTTCATCGGCACTGAGGGTTTTGCGCGCCATCACGGCATCGATGCGCGCCTGCTTCGTATTCATGGATTTCTCCGATGATTGCGCGCCGGATTGTGATTGAGCCGATCCCACGGGCGCCGGCGCGGCCCGGGAAGCGGAAATGGGTTGCGATACGCTGACGCTGAAATTGCGCGCCGCGTGTTCGAACAAGGCGTGGAAGGCGTCTTCTTCGCGGGCGATTTCGTCGACCAAGCCAAGCTTGAAGCCTGAGCGTGCTGCGTCGCTATGTTCGGCCATGAAGCACGCGGCTTCGGTGCCAAGCATGGTGGCGCGTGATAGGAATTCGCGGCCGGCCTGCACGTCGCTGATGAAGCGTTCACCGATGGCATCGATCTCGGCTTGAAGATCCGCGCGGGCTTCATCGGAAAGCGGCTTCCACCAGGCGCCGTCCGTCTTCTTCGCGCCGAATTGGATCGACGTCGTCACGATGCCCTCGGCTTCCATCGCCTTGGAAAATTCCTGGTGCACGATGACGGCGCCGATCGAGCCCACCATGCCAACGGCGGGGGCGAAGACGCGGTCGAACTGCGAGGCGACCCAGTACCCAGCCGATGCCGCCATGTCGCAGAACGCGAACATCGGCTTGCCGTTGTCGTTTCCGGCTTCGCGCATGGCGCGGATGTCGGCGGTCAGCGCTTCGAGCGTACCGGCGACGATGCCGCCCGGCGTGTTGAAGCGCACGAAGATGCCGCGCGTGCGTGGATCCGCGTAGGCTTCCTTCAGGGCCTGGCCGATCGTGTCGTAGCCCCAGAAACGCGTGCCGGATTCGGTGACGAAGCCGCGATCCATCAGCGGGCCTTCGATGTCGATGCAAGCGATGCCTTCACAGAGAGCCCAGCCGGCGCCGTAATGCTCGGGTTCACCGGCATAGGAGGGGGTGTAAGCGGCCGGACGCAGTTGTTGCGCGACGCCGACGCGGGTCAACACCTTGCCTGGCTCACGCGTAAGGCTGTCGCTGTCGAGCGCGCGGGCATCCATCTTGATCGCCCGCTGCGCAAGTTCGCGCGCCGCCGCTTCAGTCATAAGCAGCGGGCGCCCGACATTGCGGGCGATGCGATGGATCGACATCAAGGGTTTCCTTTAAGCCGCGGACTCAGTGGGCCGCGCGTCGGGCCCGGCTTCGACGACAGGCGCGGAAGCGGCGGCGAGTGTGATGCCGCCGGCGACGGGCTCCAGCCCCATTTCGCGCATCAGTTCGAGTTCGCGTTTTTGGTCGGCCAGCACGTCGCGGATGTCGCGGCCGTTGTTGGCGCAGACTTCGGTGCGCGAGATAAACATGTTCTCGACTTCCATCGCCTCGGCTTGGATTTCCTTCGGGGCGTCGATGTAGCCTTTGCCCGGCGCGATCCAGCGGCAGCGTGTGTAGCTTTCGAGATTGTCCCAATAGTCCGGGGCGTTCGCCGGCAGCGTGATGCGCTCGGTTTCGATCGCTTCTTCAAGCCAGCCCACGAAGACCGGCTGCGCGAACTGATCGCGGATCAAAGTCTGCGACGTCAGCGTCTCAGCATAAGCGGGGATCATCGCGGCCCGCGCCGACGAATAGTTCGTCGTCGAATAATCCATCGCGACCTCTTCGTAAGTCGCGCCAACGGACGCCGACACCCAGCGCAGCAGCGTGCGGGCGTAGCCTTCGAACGAACCGACGTCGCGCGATTGCGTCATCACTTCCAGTTCGTCTTCCGGCGGCAGCACCAGCGTCTGCACGCCACCCGGAAGATCGATGGTGTTGCTGTCGCCGTAGTGCTCGCGTCGCGTCGCGCCCCATGCCTTGAGGTCATCGACCCCGAAGTTTTCGCTGACGGCTTTTGGACCGGCGCCCGACTTGATGACGGAGAACAACAGCGCGTTCAGAACCGCGTTTTCGAGCGTGGCTTGGCTGTACTTCTCCAGGCTCTTCACCGTGCCCAGAGCCGCAGCCAGTTGCGTGACGCCGCGCGTTTGGCCGGGGCGTTCGCGATCATAAACGTGCAGGAAGTTCGGGCGGCCCCAAGGCGTCCAGCGCGCAAGGCGTCGCCAGCTCGGCATCGTGAAGGTTACGCCGATATCTTCGGGGTGGCGCTCGCGAACCCAGTACGCCATCGGCGCGCGCGAAACCGGATCAAGCTCGACGCCGGCGCGCAGCAAGTCTTCGTCCATGCGGTCGTCGGGGTTTGACACCCGGTCGGTGTCGATGACATCGACGCGGGTGGACCAGGTCGCGCATGGCTCCTTCGGCGACCACGCAAGATGCGCGAAGGCCTCGCCATCGACGAAGAGTGAGCGCGCCACGGTGCGCAGCAAGCCGCCGAACGTGAGCTGGCGTTGTGCGTCCGCCTGGAACGTGTGGCCGTTGGCATAGGAGCGCCATTGCCGTTCGATCTGGCGGTTCAGCGCGTCCGTTTCTTCCGGTGTAAAGCCGAGGGCTGCGCCATCGACTTGCGCGGCGAGCTGCCAGCCGGCGCCGACAGCCGATGAGACGCGGCGGCGTGTCGCCGAAGCGATCGCCGTGTTGTTGCGCGCCAACTCACGAGCGCGCGAGACGATCGGCTTACGCTCAGGGAGAAATTCTCGATCGGCGCTGACGAGGGCGGGGCGCCAATGCTTCAGCTGCGCGCCTTCATAGCCGGCGCCCGCAAAGTGCGTGCCGCCCATCGAAGCGACGCTGGCTTGCGCACGGCGCGTCTCAGCGGCCGCGCGAGCGCGCGGGCTATGCTTCAACCTGGCCATGTGGCTTTAGCCTCTCCACGCGAACGTGAGCGAGCCACGCCGGCGCACTTTGCCGTCGCCGCTTGCGTCTGCGGCTTCCAGCGCGGCGATCTCGGATTCAATCTTCGCGAGGTCCGCCGGCGTGTAGTCAGTGGCGCGACCGAACGACGACACCTTCACGCGCTTGTCGCCGAGGATGAGCTTGCGGCGCGCGATCTTCAGCTCGGCAAGCCATGCGGCGTCTTCAGTGGAGAGGGCCAAGGTCAGCCGCACTCTTCGGCATGACGGCGCTCGCGCTGCTCTTCAATCGCGGCGAGCTTGTCCAGCGCATCAGCGGCGCGGCGCATCTGAAGCCAAAATGCGCCGACAAGGGTGGCGATCGCCTTACCTTCCGGTTCGGCGCTCAGCGTGTTGAGGGCCGCGATGATGTTCTTTTCGTCATCAAGAAACATTAGTGTGCCTCTTCCCGATTCTGTTCGGCGGTCGCATCGACGCCCACGGCACGGTCGAGGTTCTTGCGTGCGCGCTGAAGGCGCAGCGCTTCTTCCTCGACCTGGCCCAGCTCGTCGGTTTCAAGCGCACGGCCCGATTGCGGCGGCGCGCGGCGAACCAGGCTCACTTCGAGCGCTCCGGCGCCAGCTTGCGCGGCCATACAGGCAGAGTCAGACGAACAGAGGGCGCGGCTTGGCCGGCCGCAATCACCGGCTTGCGCTCAGCGACAGCCGCATCGCGTCGCGCGCGGTACTCATCACGAACTCGCATCGCGTTCTCCTTCAGAAAAATCCGCCGCCACTCGGCTTCTGTTTCAGCAATGTGCCGCCCTTCGGCCGCTCAGCTGCCGGCGGCGGAGCTGGCGGTGGTGGTGGCGCAGACCGCTCAGCCGCCGCCGCGGGCAATGGCCCGCCGCAAATCAACGTGCGGGCCGCATCCCAATCGAATTGGCGCTCACTCTTCGGAGCGCCGATGCCCAAGCCGTACGCCAATGAACGTGCGCCGACCCATTCGTCAGTTGCTTCGTTGCGGAAGCCTTTGCGCAGCTTCCACACGTGCGTCAGTGCGCGGCCGCGCGATGATTCCTCAACGACGTGTTCGGCGACGAGCTCGCGAACGAAGTCTTGCGTTACCCAACGCGGGAAGTGCGCACGACCCGGCGCCGGCATGTCGACGCCTTTGTCGATCGCCAGGCGCAGCGAATACGCCAGCTCCGACTTCAGCGACCAGGTGCCCGTCGGATAGAGCAGCGTTGATCCAACAATCTTGCCGTCGAGCCGTGCTTTGACGCGCTTCGGCTTGCCGATGTAGGGCCGATTCCAGCCGGGCAAACCGTCGAGCGCGCGCGCCGTCGGGTGATTGCCGCAGAACAAATAGACGTTGTGTGACTTGTAGCCGGTATCGACGCCGAACAGCTCGATGCCAACTTCGCCGCCCTCAGCGTGCGGGTAACGCCGCTTCAGCACTTCGGCCAGATCATCCCAGACCTTCGAGCCCGCGGGATCGCCCAGGATCTTGTCGCGATCGATCAGCCACCACTCGGCGCCAGGGCCCCAGCCGATGACGCTCCAGGTCAAGTGATCGTTTTGAACGTCTGCCATGCCGGTCAGCACGTAAGCGCCGGCAGGGACGACGCCCTCGTCGTAGTCTTCGCGCAGCTCGAACAGCTTCACGTGATCCGGCGCGTCGCGGCCTTCGTCCCACTTGCGCGCCAACGTCTGCTGGCAGAACGTTTTCTCTTGAGCGAGGCCACCAGCCTTCGCTTCGATCCATTCCGTCCAGACGTCATCCCAGCCGACGAAGGGCGAAACGTACACCCACCAGCGATATGACGGCGCGCGGCCAAGTTCCGGCCGCGATTGCCAGCGCTCCAGCTCACCAGCTTCGAACGCGGCCGGCGGCGCCGGGTTCGCGTCGTCGCCGTCTTCGTACGTCGCGATGTAAACCGACGCCGCGACCATCGGGCCCTTGTGATGGTCTTCGACGATGCCGCCGCAGAGACGGCAAGCGAAGTGCGGTCCGGTCGTCTCCGATGGCCCGCGCATATCCTCGATTTCGTACCGGCCAAACCCAGAGCAATGCGGGCAGGGCAGATAAAGTTCGTACGCGGCGCCCTTTTCGTGCGCGTCGCTCGATGGACACTTCCCAGCGACGCCGCCGGCGCTGAGCTGCAACCATTTGGCGCCGCGCTTCAGCCAGGCGCGCTGGCGTTTCTTCGCTTGATCGATCGGTGAGCCGCGGCCGCCGACATCGGCGTCGTAACCGGCGACTTCCTCGAGGATGAGATCGCGGAAGCTGACCATCTGCAGCGCATTCGGGCTCGATGCTGTGGCGATCCGCATGGAGCCGCCGACAAAACGCTTGCGCAGCGTCGATGAGCCGGCGCCAGATCGTGATGACACTGCCCTGACGCGATGCTTCAGCGTCGGCGATCCGTCGATGACCGCCTGGATTTTCTCTTCGGCGTACTTTCGCGCGTCATCGATCGAGGGGAGATAGACCCCAAGCGGTCCAGGGTTCTCCGCGATCGAGTACATCGACCAGATTTGGCCGATCAGCGACTTCGCCGACTGCGCCGCGGCCAAAACATTGACGCCGCGACATGGATCGGCGGGGTCAAGCCGCGCCAGGATCGGCTTCACGAAGGCGACGTCGCTTAAATCAAGCGGGCCGATGCGCGGCGAGTTCGTGTCCGCGCTTAAAACGATGTTCGCTTCAGCCCATTGTGCGATCGGCAGCCGCTTCTTCGGCCGCACCGCCGCAGCAAGGCAGCTCAGAACCCATCTTTGCGCGTCCGAAAACGCCAGATCAGTCGTCGGCTTCGGATTCGGCGGCGCTGCCGGCGTCGGCTGCGTCTCCGGAGTCTCCGTCATCGTTTGCTCCGGCCCCTGCGAGCGCCGTCAAGGCGTCGGCGAAGGCGGCAAGCGCCGCTTCGTCTTGGGTGATCAGCACAGAGGTCTTTCCGCGTACGCCCGCAGCGCCCTCCAACGCTTCGGCGCGCTCAAATCGGCTGCGCTGCAGTGATTGCGTCAACGCAACCGCCGCCGCCTGCACGGCGCGCACCACTTCGGCGCGCGGCACCAGTTCGCCGCGGCGTTCGGCAAGCTGGAATTCCTTCAGCTCGGCGCCGGCGCGGCGCTCGCGCAGCTGCAGGGCCTCGGCCTCCGGGTTGCGGCGTGGCGCAGCAGCCTGCCGATCCTGCGTACGCACATTCTCGGCCCGGTGCTTCACCAGGGCTTCGAAGTCGATCTCCGTCACCCGCGCATCAGTCGCGGATTGGCGGCGCGGAATCTCGGGAAACCGGTTCAGGTACTGCGTCAGCCCGGGCTGGCTGATCTGGTCGCCGTCCGCCGCCAAACGCTCGCGCGTTTCGGCAGTCGAGTACCAGATTTTGTGCGCGTCGCCGTCGTTCACAGCGTCCGCCACATTTGGTTCAGAACGGCCATTACCTAGCCCTGGTGGTTTGCGCCCGAAAAATCATAAGGAAATCACCAGATACGGCACTAGAAAGGGCCGGGGCCCCCGTCCGCCCGTGTTACCGCAGGGCGGGGGAAGGACCCGTGAAATCACTAGATGCTGTGGAGCATCAGCCGCCGGTGCGGATGTCGATGCGCTTCCAGATGCGCCCGCAGCTTTCGAGGCTGCATTGGATGCGGTCGATGCGTGTGGTTGCTTCGATCCGCGTTTCGAGCAGCACGCCGCCGAGAGCGGACTGACGGTCGCAGAAGCAGGGGCCTACGCGTGCGGAGGCCTTGGCGATGGCTTCGCCAGCGCTGTCTTTCATCATCTGATCCGGGAAGATGGGCTTTAGGTGGTCGACGTCTCTCCGCCGTGTCACGCCTGATAGGAGCTGGCGTTCACCCTGCATGGACCGCCCCATGCGGCCTACTCACTCCGGTGACGGCGGCTCGATCCAATGACCGCCGAACCTGCCAACTGAATGGCGAGAGCTTTCGCTCGGGATCGGTTGTGTGCGCGAGTGGTGTTTGCGCGCGGTGTTCATCCAGCGTGCTGCTGGGCAGTACCTCCAACGCGAGGATTTTGTAACACCCTGCTGCAAAGAAAGTCGGAAGTTCTAGAGGGGTTTTTAATTCACAGCCCCGCATGTTTCGCGTTTGCGCTCAGAGCGTTAGGCGCAATTTCGGGCGGAAGTTCTAGGTGGGTTTTGAGGGCATACGAAATGGCCCTCGAATAGAGCCTCAGGGCCTTGACAGGGTTATTCACATTGCAGGCCGCAGCGATGCCACGCCAGCCGCCGGGCTCGTCGTACCAAAGCTGATGTGCGCGCGCCGACACGATGCGCCGCCAGATCGGCTCGCCTCCATCAAGCAGGGCCAGCGTAGGCAAGCAGTCGTCGATTTGCTTCGGCGTCGGGTAAAAGCGCGGGGCTTCGATCAGGCGCCGCGTGATGTCGGCGGCGCTGAGCTTCGACGCTTCGTTGCCCTCATCCCACCAGGTGTGCCGATACGCGGGCCATAGCGTGTAGGGGCCTTTCGGCCCGTCACCAGGCAGCGCCTGAATCGTCAACGCGGCGGCGTGCAGCCGGTTGATGATCTCGGCCTTCAAGGCGACCAGGTCGGTTTCGGCCGGGCTCGCTTGGGGGAGTGGGGTGGTGGTCAAGCTTAGATGCCATCCGTGGTGTAGGTGATGCTGTAGACCTTGGCGTCGGAGTCTTTTTCTTCCTCCCAAGTCCACCACGTTTTCCCGTCATTGCGGAAATAGACGATTTGCTCGTTTCCAAGTCGATAGACGCCATTGCGCACGAGCGACCATCCAAGCGCCGCCAGATAGTTCCCGAACGCGACCGCCTCGTTGTGGCTCACGTGCGCGGGCGAGAAGTCGCCAGCGCGGAAGAGGGCGAGCCGCGCCTCGGCTCGCATCAGCGACACGAAGTGCTGATCGGAGCTTAGCGACGCGAAGCGCTGGTCTCGCGGATCTCTCGGTTGTTCAGCGCCTTGCCCGGTGCAGTAATTGCAGCTCGCATTTTCACAAATGCACGCACCCGGCGCGTCGGTCTGCTTGAGCGCCGCGCGAACAGTCCGCCGCGCGCCGAGCAAGGCCAGCGCAATGCTCACCCAGCGCTGATCCTTCGTTTGGTTAGCGATGTCGTTGGCGATGCCCGCCATCATCTCCAGCTCTTCGTCGAACACGGCCGCTGTGGTTTGCGCGGCGGCGGCGGGGTCGATGCGCGTCAGCGCGCTTATGGTGGCGGCGCTCATTGTGCGGACTCCTGATGCAGCGCAGCTTCGACATGATCGGCTTCCGCGGCGCGCATCGCTTCGAGCCGATCATCGATTGGGCGGCGCTCCGGTTTCTTGGGTCGCCCCGAGCCTTGAAGCGCGGCCAGTGTGCGATCGCGGATAGCGCGCACCTCCTCGAGGTCGGCTTCGCTCCCCGGCGGATAAAGTTCGTCTTCGGTCTGTTTGGCGTTCATGCCCTGGATCGCCACCAACATGCGGCGCCGGCGCAGCGACAAGCCTTCGAGCGCGTCGCGCAGCTCGGACCATTTCGGCCACTTCACGTGGCGGTCCGGCCACTCGTGCAGCGCGGTCAGCACGGCGTCGCGCGGATAGGTCAGCAGCCGCGCCCGGTATTCGCTGAGGCGCGTTTCGGCATCAGAATCGTAGGGCGGGTCCACGAGTTCGTTCAGCTTGATCAGCGCGTCGTCGATTTCAGCCGGCGTCGACGGCTTCAGGCCATCGGTGACGGCCAAGATTGCGCCTTTCTGATCAGGGGTTGAGCTGGTCGCGATCGCCACCAACGTCATCTGCGTGTTCCCCGGGTTCGGACGCTCGTCGAGCCTGATCTTGAAGTGCCGCTCGACGTAGCCCGCCAAGCTTCGGTCCCGGTGTGCGAGTTCTTCCGTCGTGAGCAATTGCGCTTGCATCGCGTGTCTCCGTTCGGCGTTGGTGGTTGGCGTGCGCCATGTCGCCGAAGGCACGGAGCCCCCAGCTGTAAATCGGGCGCCGCGGGTTGTTCCAGGATGCGCCGACAGCGATCAGCGCCGGCAGGATGTCGAGTTCGAAATCGAGCCCTTCGGCTTCGAGCTTGCGAAGGGCCGCGATGTTGCGGATGCCGGGGCTTGTCGGGTCGAGGTTCGCGACCTTGCCCAAAATCAGCGGCAGGCGTTTTTCGATCCACTCCACCGTGCTGGTGGCGCCGTGCGCGGCCTCAGGCTCAGTGGGTGAAGGTTTAGCTTCTTCCTCTCCATTCCCTTCCATTCCATTCCCTTGCGACTTTTCTCCCTGGGGAGTTTTGTCCCGGTGGGATTGCGGCGCGCCGGGTTTTTCTGTCCCATCGGGAATGCGTTTGCCGTGTCGGCGGCGCGCTTTGACGAGCGCCCGGGAGTCCGGATTGAGCCGTTCGAGGTGCTCGCAGGCGATGTCGATGTCGGCCTGAACCTGATCAGGATCGAACTTCGCACCCCAGCGCTTTGCATTGCCGGCGCCGCTGGATTTGCGCTGGCTGAGCTTTTCCAGCCAAGCCTCTAAGGCCAGTTCCGAAAGCGTCTTGTGATAGAGGCGGCCATCGCTGCAGAGCACCCAATGCTCAAGCATCGCCTTGGTTTTGATCCGCTTCCACTTCTTCAGATCGCGCAAACCGGCGGCGACGGTCAGCGCTTCATCGTCGTTGTCGAGCGACGCCGCGGGCCGGGCATGCCAAGCCGACATCCAAAGGTTCAGGCCGGCGCGCCAGGCGCTATCGTCGAGGCCAGCATCGAACTTCGATCCGCGCATGCGCTTGATGTCGAGCGCCATGCGGTCGAAGTCGCTGATGTCGCAATCTGGTGGTGTGAGCGGGGCGGTAAGGTCAGTCATTCTGCTGTCACCTTGCCGGCGCGATCAGGGGGAGGGGCATTTTCGACGGATGCCAAAAGCCCAGATGGCTTCGGCTTCCATTTTTCGAAGTCGGCTTCGATCTCGGCGTAATTGCGCGGGTGCTGCGCCTTGAAATCGGGCATTCTGCAGGGCACGAGCCGACCGCGATCTGTCGGGTGATAGGTGAGCCACGACAGCGTCAGCCAGCGGTGAATCGATATTTTCAGATCCGCGAAGTCTTGGCGCGTGACGTAGCCCTGGCGCTGCGCAAGGATCGAAATCTTGATCGCGCGCACCTTCCAATCAGTAAGCTGCACTGGTCCAGAAGCGCCAGCGACGACGTCAGGCACGTAGTCGGGGAGATCGTGACGCTGCCCCGTGCAGAGGTCGTACCATTCGCGCATCTTCCACGGGTCGCGCGCGCTTGGTAGATCAGGATCGAACGCGCTCCGATGGATGCGTCCGCCCCAGCTGCTCGATTCCAGCGCGATCATGCCGCGCTTAGTGATTTCGCCTGGTCCCGCGGCCTTGATCACCGTGACGCCCAACGCGGCGCATATGCGACTCAGGCCGTTTTGCGCCTTTGCGGCCGGCACCAGCACAGCCCGGCAGTCTGGGCCTACCGGATTTGTCCCAAACCATCCGTTTTCTTCGATGGCTTGGCAGACGACGGCGGGATTAAGCAAAAGCTTGGCCTGCACGCCGATCTGGAAGCCGTCAGGCGCCACGCACAGAACGTCCCAGCCAGCCGTTTCGGCGTACGGCGTCCACCCTTTGAGGCGCACCCAGTCGCAGAACTGCGCGCACATCGCTGCTTCGGATTCGTACGGGGTGGCGCCGGCGCGTTTTGTCATGCCTTCACCGCTACATCAGCGCGCGCCGTGTTTCGTTCACGCCCCGAAACCCCGACTGCATATTTTCGGTTGATCGCCTGAGCCAGTTCGACGCCCTTTGGCGCGATCTGCACCAAGACACGCTCGCGCCACTTCGGCCCCTTGACGCGTTGGGCTAATCCGGCGGCCTCTAAGCGATCGACGATGTGAACAAGCGCCGCTTTCGGGATCTCCGCGAGCGTCGCCAGTTCGCCAAACTTCACCGGCTCGGCTTCTTCGGCCAAGATCATCAGCACTGCGCACGCGCGCAGCGTCAGTTTTGACGGCTTGATCTGGCTCAATGCCACGAGGAAGCGCGCCGCGCTCATGCCGCCACCTTCGCCGCATCAACGGCGGCTTTGATCTTGTCACGCAAACGGGCGCGCGCGGTGTCGCCGGCATAGCGGGGCTTCTCGGCGCGGGCATCGCTATCGAGGGCGTCGAGTTCGATGACTTCAAAGAGCGGGATGAAGGCCTTCGCCGATGGCAGGCGTGGCTGGGCGTGGATAATCTCGCAAAGCGCCCAGATCGCGTTGGCGTGCACGGCGCCGGGAAGGTTGTTCGATGTTTCGCTGATACACCGCAGCGCCAGTTTGAGCGCATCGACACCGAAGCGCTTCACGGCGCTCTGCAGCGTGCCGATCGCGAGCGTTTGACCCCGGTTCATCGCTGATGATTGGATCGGGTAGGGGCAGATCGTGACCCCAGCGCTTTCGCAGAGCTGCTTCAGCGCCATCGCGGAAGGATCGCCGGCAACGATCGATGCGTTGAAGGCGGTGAGGGTGTGCACGCGAATGACGGACGTGTTGATGGCCGTGAACGCGGCGGCTTGCTCGGCTTCGGTGGCTTCGGAAATCAGGCAAGGCGCATGGGCGACCTTCAGCAGCGCCAACGCGGTGGCGCGGTGCTGGCCGTCGATGACGGAATAGAGCTGGGGGCTGGTGGCTTGGATCGGGGCCACACGAAGCGCGCCGAACTTCAGCCATTGAAACTTGGTCGCGATGTTGCGGATCGCGCTGATGTTGTGCCGCGTGATCGGGCGCTGATACGCTTCATTCACGCGCAGGTTCGCGATCGGAATCCAGTCGAACGTAGGTTTCGGCCCGCGATCGATGGGCGAGCGCTCCGGCGGCTGAATTCCGTCGGTGGTGATCAGGCGATAGGTCATCTGTAGCGGCTCGCTGCTTGGATGAATTGGGAAACGAAAGCCGATGGCCGGCGATAGCGGCCGCCGTCGTACGCAAGCGCTGTATGCTCGGGGCAATAGGGGAGCTTTTCGCCCTTCGATCGGCCGCAGCACATGCTGGTGACGCCTTCGCCGATCGGCCACGGGCATTGCGCGTTCAGTGCATCGATCATGGCGACGGGCTCGGCGTCACCGATCGGGTTCCACGCATCTTCGCGCGCTGGGGCCGCGATCCCGAACATTGGATCGTCTTCTTCGACTTCGACGCGCGGCCGGCCCTTTGGCTTCGGCGGCGGCTTCACACCAAGCTCGATGCCAAGCCGTGCACAGCGGCCAACGATCGCCAATTCGGTGAACGGCTTCATGCGGAACGCGATTTGCGCCGCCGTCAGCCCTTGGCCCGCCAGCTCGCGCAGTTCCGCGATGCGTTCATCGGTCCAGGCCGTCGAAAGGGCGGGCAGCTGCGCGTTCATTCGGCGACACCCCGGCGCGGCATGCCGTTGACCATGTCGCTGCGGATATCGACGCGTGTCGACCGCATCGCTGCGATGAAGGCGCCCTCGATCAGCTTCATATCGACGGCGTAACCGCGCTCGCGCCAGTATTGCTCGATGCGTTGCGCCAGCCGCTTGGCGCCGTCGCTGTCGCAATGGTCGCTGGTGTCGCCAGGCTTCAGCACCGCCGATTGCAGCTCGGCTTCCTGCGGTGTGAGCTGGTGAACGGAACGTAGGCGAGACATCAGGCGCGCTCCTTCGCGGCGTCGAATTTTCCGATTTCGTTGCCCCACGCAGACCAGCCGGGACGGGCAGTGCGAGAGAAGAGTTCGAGGTAAGGACCGGCGACCAGCTGCTCGATGCTCTCGTATTGCTCGTCAGGCTTGCGGGAGTGCTCGCGGCGCGGCGCGACGATCAGCTCGCGCACCGCCGCAGAGAGGCGCTTTGGCTTGCCGCGCGTAAACAGCAGGCATTGTTCGGGATTGGCGCGCGTCCAATAGCCGGTGCCGAGCGGGAAGAGCTTGTGCCAGCGTTCTTCGTGCAACGCGGCGCGCTTCGAGGTCTCGCGGCGCAGCTTTGCCCACGTGAAGCCGGTCGTTTTGTACTTGAAGCCCCATGCACGGCCGACCTCGAGCGCTTCCGGCAGCAGCGGTGCGACGTACCAGAGGATCAACACACAATCGCGCGCGGCGACATCGGCGACGGGCAGCGCCTTGATGTCGTCGATCGTCATCGTCTGGTAGTGATTTTCGGGCTGGTTTCGGCGTTGCGCCGCGCGCGACACACCATCAGGGCTGCGGCCACGGCCTTTCGCGCTGTAGGTTTTGAAGCGCCAAGGCGGGTCCGCAAGAATGCAACCGAACGGGCCAGCGGGAAGTGCAACGCTCATCCGTGCACCTTCGACGCAGTCACCAGCAAAGCGATGATGCCGATGATCGACACAGCGATGAACGCACCGCCGACGATCGCCGGCCAGTACGCGCCGATGACGAAACCGATGACGTGCGCAGTGTTGGTGAGGTCGGTCACGACGTCTCCTTGATGGCATGCGTGTCGCGGAAGAGGGCGATGGCGGCGCGGTGACGATCCGCGCCATCCTTGACGGTGCGTGGTGAGCAGTGGAGCGCTTGGGCCACGCGCTCGGCGCTCCAGCCGTGCTTCTCCGTCATCTTGTAGAACAGCGCATCGCGCGCTTCGGTGACGTGAAGGCCGTGGCGGGCATCCTTGCGCTTCAGGGAGCGCACGCGGATGCCATAATAGGCCGCGATCTCGCGCATGCCCGTCGAGAGCGAGAAGCCCGGAAGCGCGTCGTAAGGTGGGATGTTCATTCACGCACGCCCCCGGAGAACAGCGGGTCGTAAGTCGCGGCGCGCTCAGGCGCGAAGTGCGTGACGCCGTGTACGAAACAGGCGGCCGCGTCGGCTTCGTGATCGTTGGTCACGGTGAAGCCACGACGGCGCGCCGCACGCATCATCGCCGATTTGTCGCTGCGGCCATGACCCGAGAATTCTTTCTTGAGCGTCGAGGTGACGACCTCGATCACGCGGATGCCGCGCGCGTACGCCAGCTCTTCGCAAATCGCGGCGGCGCCGAACGCGCGGCGGATTTGATCAGGGCTTTCGCGCCATTTGCCGTCGCCGCCTTTGTGGCGCGCCACGTAAGGTGCTTCGAACACGACCAGCGAGACGCCGCGCATCATGCGGTCGTTCAGGTGATTGCGCAGCGCATACATCCACGGGCCGACGTCTTCGCCGCCGCCGCTCGGCAGCGTCCACGTCTCCGTCACGATGCGCGAGGCAGGGGCGCCGGCGTCGCCATAAGCAACGCCGGTTTTGGTCGCGAAATCGAGCCCGAGGATGTGCACGGTGAAGAGGCCCCCGCCCCGTTGATCCGGTTTAGGTGACGGCGCCGCGGCCGGCGAACGTGGCGCGCTCGGCATCGGAATTGAACAGCTCGCCCTGATGCGCGTAGCCAAGCGCGGTGCGCATGTCGTCGAAGGCTTTGAGGAAGGCGATGCGTGCTTCTTCTTCCATGCCGTCGAGCTTGATCCAGAGCGAAGCGGCGCCGCGATGGATGCCGTAGTCTTCTTCGCCGGCTTTCACCGCCGCGCCGATTTCGCCGCGGATCGATGCCGCCTTGGTTTTCAGCGAGCGGATGTTCTTGACGTGGGCGACGAACTTTTCGTCGTCGAAGTCGCTAACGACCTCTTCGGCGTGTTCGCTGTCGTCAGCTGCGGCGGCGGCTTTGCCTTTGGTCGGCTTCTTCAGTTCAGGCTTTGGTGCGCGATTAGCCATGTGGGTGCTCCTTGTTCATGGCTTCTGGGGAGAGGAGGCGCGCCGGGCTACGCTTGCGCGCAACTCCGGCGCTTGCGACGCTCCGACCGGCAGAAACGGAGGAGTCGCAAATGGATGAGTTGAGCCTGGAAGACCGCGTGTACGCGTTGGAGTACGCGATGGGACACGCGCTCGCGCGCCTGGTCATGGCGTTAGGGGCCGACCACAAGGCGCTGGCGAAGCAGCTGAGGATCGATGCGGCCATCACTGGGACGACCCCTCAGGGGGATGCTTTGATGCTGAGGGCTCAGCCGCTGCTGGAGAGGTGGGCGCGGATTGTGGAGCGCGCACCTGACCTCTTTCCAAAGCAGAGCTGAACAGGCGCAGCATTTTCGCATCGCGTGCGCACAGCGCCGTCTGAGTTACGGGCGCCGTCATTTGCCGCTATCCTGGTTGCGCTGAATGATCGAATGCGGCGTTTCAGCTTCGCGCAAAGTCTCGTCGCGCTGGTCGACCA